CACCTATATTGCCTGGAGATATTAAATCACTAAAAGGAGAAGATTTTCTAAACGCCGCAGGAGTTGATATTGGAGAACTTGACATATTGGACGGTTCGCCACCATGTTCTGCATTTTCTGTCGCCGGTAAATTGTCTCATAATAGTATCGAAACCGAATACCTAGATTTTGACGGCAATATTCTCTTTCGTAAAGAAAGTGGGAAACATTCTGATGGGTGGGGCCAAACTAAAAACTATTCAGATGGTAAAATGGTAGAAAATATCGAAGATTTGTTTTTTGAGTTTTTACGAATTGCCGATCAAATCCGCCCTAAAGTTATTGTTGCGGAAAATGTTAAAGGTCTGACCATCGGCGAGGCCAAAGAATTTCTAAACCAGATTTTAAATCAGTTTGAAACGATTGGATATAATGTTTCTTATAAGGTTTTGGATAGTCGGTATTATGGTGTTTCGCAAACTCGAACTAGGGTAATATTTATCGGTGTCCGCCAAGATATCTCTGAACGTGTTGGATTGAATTTTATGTCTATCCAAAATGTGTTCCCACAACCAAATAAAAATATTATTCCATTGAAAGACGCTTTGCGTGGGTTGGTTTATGATGAGGCAGAGGTGCAGTCCTTAACCGAAAAATTCTCTAGAACCGCATATTGGATTCATACCGGCAGTAAAATGGAACTAGATCCACCTAAAGTATTGACAGGAATGGATTATCACCCAAAAGGACACCACTTCAATCTCAAACGTGTGTCGCAATATGCTCCTGCCCCTACGCTAACGGCCATGGGAAGCGCTGAGACAACCGCTGGTGCAATGCATTGGTCCGAACCAAGGAAACTAACCTTGGGTGAATTGAAACGCATACAATCGTTGCCAGACGATTTTAAATTAACTGGTAAATGGAATCAGAAGGCCGAAAGAATTGGCAGAATGGTTCCGCCTATTATGATGAAACATATTGCATCGTCTGTATACGATGTTGTCTTGAAAGGACTAAAATAATGGCTGACTTTACTTTCGCTCATCGAGAAGAAGGTTTTGATGAACATATCGACAAAAGTATTCGTGGTTATGCGGATTTGCTCGATGATGTTATTTCTTTATCGCGGTATTTTGTCGAAGATGCCACAAATGTTTATGACATTGGTTGCTCTACCGGAAAACTGACCCAAAGAATGCTAGAGGCCAATCAAGACTTTTGCGCCGAGGCTAATTATGTTGGAATCGAGATTGCAGATGGATTTTATGATGATATGTTGCGGAGACAGGATCATATCGGTGAAATACATCCTTGGGCGTCAGTCGATTTGCGCCATGAAGATGTTAGGAATACCAGCCTAGAAAATGCATCTCTTGTCACTTCTATTTTCACTCTACAGTTTATGTCTAAAAAAGATCGCCGCGAAACTATTCAGAGAATCTATGATAGTTTGAATGAGGGTGGTGCTTTTATCTTTTCAGAAAAAGTTGTCTGTGAAAATGCGAATTTTCAAGACATGTTGACTTTCAATTTTTATGATTTTAAAAGAAAAGCTTTTGCCACCGAAGATATTATGGATAAAGAGAGAACGCTTCGCAGTATGTTGAAACCCAGTACTTGGACGGAAATCCGCGAAATGATGTGGGATGCGGGATTTTATGAGGTCCAACCTTTCTGGCAAAATCATATGTTTGTTGGTGGTATTTGTATAAAAAATTAAAAAAAATACGCTCACGCCCTTGACAGAATCATCTACGCCTGATAGCTTATAGGTAAGTAATAAATAATGATTCTCTGAAAAGGATGTGTGAATGTCTAACGTATTATATACGAAAAACTCTAAAAGTCTCCTCGCCAAGTTAATGGCTGAGGAGAACCTGTCAGTTCAACACCAAAATGTTCAAACTGCTCACTTCGATGTGGTTAATCGGATTTTGGTTGTACCTATCTGGAAGGAAATGTCCAATTGCCTTTATGATTTGTTTATGGGCCACGAAGTCGGACATGCCCTGTGGACTCCTACCGATATTGACGAACTGAATGCGGCGATTGGCCGCTCCAATAAAGATTTTATCAATGTTATTGAAGACGTGCGTATTGAGAAGAACGCAAAGAAAAAATTCCCAGGCCTCCGGGCCCCGTTCTATCGGGCGTATCAGGAATTACACGAAAATAATTTTTTCGGAACTAAAGATAAAGATCTCAAAACTTTAGGTTTTATTGACCGTATCAATATTTTCTACAAGTCAGCCATGACAGATTTTGACGCGCAGGGTTTGTTTCGCGATGACGAAATCGGTTTTGTAAATCGTGCCAAGTTGACAGAATCGTTTGCAGAAGTTGCAGACCTTTCTGAAGAAATTTACAATTTTCTCAAGGAAAAGCAAGAATCTGTAGAGTCGATGATGGATATGATGCAGCTGCAAATGACTGGCAATCCAGAAGAAGATAGTGCCGACAATTCTGTTGAAGAATCGGAAGAAAATAGTGCCGACAACTCTGATGAAGAATCGGAAGAAGATGCAAATACCGATGGATCTGGTAAATCGGATACGGTAGATGCTGACGATGCCGATGGTGCTGACGGTGAAAAATCTTCTGGTGATGGAGATTCTAAAGAAGAAAATAATGATCAAGGTGACGCAAACCCTGCCGGTGGTGGTGGTGGTAAAAGTGGAAACGAGGAAATGGAACAATTCGATGCAGAAAAAGAATTTGGTTCTGCAACCGATAAATCCGCCACTGAGTCCATGGCCGAAATGGTTGATCAAAATGCAGGCGAAATTGAATATCTGACAATTCCAGACATCGATCTGAAAAAATGTGTTGTTCACAATGACGTTGTGACAGAAGAAATCTCGCGTGTGGCAAAAATTTATTTGAATTCTCACTATCACAATATGGTAGATCACACACAACTTTATCAGTCGGTTTTGAAAAAGAACAGCGCTCAGATTTCTTATTTGGTAAAAGAATTTGAGATGAAAAAATCTGCCCAAGAATACGCCTCAAGCTATGAGTCAAAATCTGGCAATATCAATACCAGTAAAATTTGGTCATATAAAATAAGTGATGATATCTTTAAACGTAAAAGTAATGTACCAGAAGGTAAAAATCATGGTATGGTGATGATGATCGATTGGTCTGGTTCCATGCACACTATGCTTTATCAGACTGTTGTTCAGACTATCATTCTGGCAACATTCTGCAAACGTGTTGGTATCCCTTTCGATGTATATACCTTCACGGATCGCAAACATGTTACCAAAGATGCAGATGAAGAATATCGGGAATTTCAGACTAATCCAGAAAATATTGGTAAACTTAAAATCGACAGTGATGCAGTTTTACAACACGTTTTGTCGGGTAGTAAAAACGCCGCACAGTTTAAGACCCAGTGTAACAATCTTCTCTTTATTGCATACGCTGCTCAACATTTTCATGGCGTATGTACTGGTGCGGATAAAAAAACTACTGTCGATTTTACGCTCGGCGGAACCCCATTGTGCAGCGGTTTGATAATTTTAGATAAAGTAATCGCCGAGTTTAAGAAAACCCACGGTGTCGAAAAAACAAGTTTTATCGTTCTATCTGATGGAGATGCGGGTGATGGTATTAATTTTGTCAATAAACATGGTTTTATGACTTCTGTTCGTGATTGGAACACACGCAAGAAACAACAATATGTTGTTACCCACGCCCGCACCAAAAAAACATATGTTTGGTCCACTGGCAGAAAAATTGCAAATTCTGATGCCCAAAAATCTCAAGAGTTTCTTTTGACGGCCATCAAAGATATAAACAACACACCTTCAATCGGGTTTTTCTTATGCGATGGCCGATACGATATTGGAAACGCAGTTCGCCAGTATGTTTTCCGGAAGGATGACGGCCGGTGGATTAATCCGCAAGAAGTTTCGAAGGTAAAACGCCAGATGAAAAAAGATGGTTTTGTCACTGCAAATGATTGTGGTTTTGATGACTATTATCTTTTGGATATGCGGACCCAAAAGAGTATAGACGATGATTTGGAAGTTGACTCTGAAATGACTAATGCAAAGATTGCAAAAAGTTTTGCAAAATTTCAGTCTGGTAAAAAGACG